TTCTCTCCAACCCAGATCTGCTTCACACCATCAGCGTTCGCATATCCAAGGATCATGTGCATCCCTAAATGATACAAATATCCTACAACTTGCTTCTTCTGTTTACTACTAAATAATCCCATGATTCTTACTGAAGATGTGGTACAGCTTTCAAATCGCCATACCAAACAACATTAGGACCAGCTATTCTTCTTTTCCCAAACAATACTTGAATCGGTCTTCCTTCCTCAGCCGTCGGAATATCGAACTCTTCAATTCCTGCTGCTTTCGGAGGAGTAGGAGTTTTAGGTTTAGGACGCAAAGCATAAGACAATGCGACCATAATAGCTAATTTTATTAAAAATGCAAACATAATAATTCCAAATAGCTTTAAATCAAAATATAACTGGTAGGAGAATCAATAGAATCACCAGTAAATGGATTCTTAGACGGGATGTGTTCTTGTCCTCCGTAGTTTATCTTATTACTAAATTTGTTTAAGCAATGATTAGGCGAATGATCACATCCCGGATAAGCGTTAAAAGAATCATTTAATTCTAATTCCCTTATTGAATGAGCTATCTTTATAGCCGTCCCGACATGATACACAATCAAACGACTGTATTCTCCAGCTTCAAAAGTTCCTCCAGTGAACCATCCATCTACCTCTGTTCCAAATATTGTAGCAGAGATATCTCTACCATCGACACTGGAGACAGTTCCTGATCGAATGTAATTAGATTTTAAAATAGTGCATCGTGTAGAATACAAAGGATAACTACAAGTTCGTTGATACTTTCGCATTAAACCAGATCTTCTTAAACTACTGGTTTTCGGCGAAGCCATTATTGAAGCCGATTTAGAATTGAACTTCACAGTTCTAACAAATCCTCTCCAATAAGTAACAAAGTTTTCTGGGAGTGTCCCATGACCACGGAAGATAGTTAGTTCGACTAATTCTTCAGGTGGATTGTATCTATATTGTAATGCAAACACATTAGTCCTATCTACTTCCACATTCACTACATTCTTTAAAGCATTAGTTGACTGTTCAATATTTCCCCGACCAATTATTTCTGGTTCATAATCTCTTCCACCATAACTGATAACTATTTCACTACTGGTATATGTGTAGTAAGTAGTTCCTTGACGAAAAGCATAAAGCTCTATAGGTTCGCCACTGGTTAAACTTTGTTCACTATCAGAATACGCCATTATGGAACTCTAATTAAATTTAATTGACATTCATTTCTATGTGCGAAAGTCCAATCCAATTCAATCGAATCAGAAGCAAATCGACATTTATCTACAAAGCATATTTTACAGTCGCCTTCTGCAACTTCAACACCTAAAGAAGTGTTAATGGTAATTCTTTCCTTCGTACTATCAACTTCTTCTATATTAGTTATTTTCCTGACAATCAATGTTTCATCAGTGAAATAAAACCCTATATAAGTTCTTAGTGTATTCACACCTAAATTAGAGGAAAGATTTATATTTTCTACGAAGAATTCTGTATCAGTAGAACCGATGGTTCCCATCTGAACTAAGTCACTTCTGAAAGTTGGTATTAATAAAGGTCGCTGTCTTCCATTCATATAATGTAAAAATTTACGGAAATTCCAACATGCTGCTTTCGTATCATTCAAGAATATATGATTCTGAGATAATAGATTAAAAGTCTTATCACTTCTTATCTTAAAGATTCCAGTAGTGAAATCCACTATTTCTAATTGACCGTCACTCTCTTCTCCATGAGAATCTTCCATGAAAGAAGGAGTAGTGAGAATCTCTAAACTATCATATTCTGTTGCCGGAGTATATCCAGTGATATCCGCATTATCTTCAACAGCAAACAAAGCATCAACAAAGGCGACCTCAGAATTTTGTCGCTGCTTCACACTCTTCGAAATCATATAAGCTATTCTTAAAGGAATAATAAGCTTATTTCCAGTGAAGGAATTATTCACACTTGTTTTTAAATTTAACACTGAATCAGTTTTAGTTTCTATAGAAACTACTTCAAACTCTGTTTCCGATTTCCAGACAATAGCAAAACTATCATCTCTAAAATCTGCATTAGAAGTATCTACATTTATAGTGGTAGCTCCGGCTGAAATAGTTGTAGTATGTAAAACATACTCAGGCCAAACAGGGACTCCCCATGCTCTTTTTTGCCAAGTATGAATAATCGCGTCATACCACGTATTCATCTTATTTGTTTTTATGGTAAACTGAATTCTAAAGAATTGTCGGGGAATTTGTCTTAATTGTATTCGTTGTTCTGTTCCATTATTAGCTCTGAGAATCTTTGTAACCCATTCTAATGTCTCTTTTATATTCCTTTCAGGTCGCCAGAATAAAGTCATAGCTCTTGTTCCAGTAATAACTAATTGAGTTATTCCTACTGCTCCGAAATCAAAATCAGCAGTAGCCCGATATTCTGGAAGACCCTCTTCTAATACTTCTGCATAGCACTGTTCTGCCTGTAAAGCTTTGAATGTTAAGGGAGCACTAATTCCAGTAATAGTAACAACTCCAGTAGTAGTGATACTATCGAGAGTTTTAGATTCAAAGAAAGCATTCCAAACCCAGAATTCTTGATTAATATCTTCGAATATTAATCCAAGATCTAATGGATTATCTACAACGTGAATTCGATAATAGAAATCGTCTCTGTAAGTGGGAGCTAAGATCCCGTTATGAGACGTTTCAAACATAGAAATAGGAGCATTCTGGTTGAAAGCCGGATCTACGATTGTAGTGTGTTCATCGGCTGTATCAATAAGAGGAGCCGATGGATCGTAATTCTCAATAGAAGAAACAAGATTTACAGAAGTAGGTTCCCAATCAGGATGTATCGTCGCTGCTAAAGTCGGGCGATGTCCCCATTCTCCAAATATAAAATCATTTTGTGCTTCATTATACCAAATAGATCCATCATAGTAGCACCATCTTCCTCCCTCGAAAGTCGATGACGTATCATCATACCTCCATCCTACTTTATTACTTACATCTGCTCCAGCACAAGAAATCACAATCCCATAGACTGGAGGAGTATTTATATCATCCTCTAACCATCCAGTGACAGATAAATCTATACTAACAATCGCAGCATTCCCAGATCCAGAAGGAAGACTATTACCATTATAAGTTCCAGAAGCTACAACAGTTCCGGTGGGATAATATTCAGTTCCTGTATCGTCATTCTCTCGAATTTCAATAGTTATAGTGCCGGGACTTCCAACTCTATAAAGTTTCAAATCCACTCGAAAGATACGATGTCGATAATCTACTGGAAAAGTCTGACCAAGTTTTTCAACTGAGACATTATCAATTTCAATACTATTATCATCAACTCCAACTTCTTTATAATATTTGAATTGAATTGCTATCTTGTTAAAGAGTTGACCTTCAACACTGGATTGAGCAGCTATCGTTCCAGCTACGAACTCTTTAGTAGATGTGAGATCTCCCGAAGTGGAGGCGACTCCATTGGAAGTTCCAGCGATGAATTCAGAGATGCCAGAATCTGTCTGATCAGCTCCGATGTTATGCTGATAAGTTGATGGAGACTTATCAGCCTGATCAGCTCCTATATTACTCTTATAAGACATCTTATCTTAGATCTTCACCGACCATTTCTGATACAGCTTCGATCATCCACAATAAAGAAATCCTTTTGTAATGGTTACAAAGATAATCAAAATGAGCCCAAATCTCAAACTTACATCTCCGAGCTCTATCACAGAAAGCTATATCATTCCCTCTGGTAGTTAAACCCTCTTTGCTCCAATTTCTCATAAAAGGAGCTTGCTGCATTCTTGGATGTTCAAAGACTCTACGAGCAATGATAAAACATCCAGTTCCAATAGCATCAACTTTTTGAAGTCCTTTTCTGTCGGGCCATTCATGATAAGCATCTACATCAGCATTATATTGATAAGCGTTAAAATACCATGGACGCTTATGAATCTTCATCATATCTGGTCTAAAGATAGGAGTTGGTAGACCTATGATATCTTTGTCATACTTTATTAAATCCAACGGATTTCTTTCAGGAGGATTATCAGCATCCATACTCAACCAATAATCACATCCATTATCTAAGAATTTCTGAACACAATGATGAAGATTAGCTACAAACGGTCTTTCTTTTGGATAGTCCATTACTATTCGGTATCTTTTATCCATTAAGATTGCATTACTTGTTCTTGAGACCTCAGCATGAACAAAATGCTCATTCGGGAATGTAGCATACACTTTTATCTTTTTCTTTACCTTTTTCTTTACCATCTTTCACCTCAACAGGGGCGACCCTAAGATCGCCCCGGAATTCTTCACAGATATTAAACAGAAGCGATTCGTATATGATTTTTCTTTTTGAATCTTTTCCATTCTTTATATGGATGAGTTCGTACGCCGATAGCTGGATTCTCCGGATCCAAAGCTTTCTCGATACGTTCTCTCACTTCTGATTGATCTTCCTCCAACTGCTTCATAATTTGAAGACGAGCATTCAAAGCTACAAGCTCATTGTGATCGTGAAGTTGATCAGGTAGATGAGCTGTGATATGTTCATTCCAAAATCTCTCTAATTCTTTCTCCGTTAGAATTGTGACTTCTTTTGGAAACATTTCAGAAGCTTGTTTAGCAAATCTTTTACTAACGAATTTCACTGCCCACTGAAGTCCGTAGGGACTATGCTCGACATTCTCTCGATAGCCGATATGATCATAATACCACTGAAAAAACATTTCCTTCACCGGGGATTTCTTTTCAGCTAATGGTAGTAATTGCCAGTCAGGGAAATTCGGTTTATCATTTAATGTCGGCGTCACCTTCACCTTAATCGGTACAACTGTTTTTGTAATTGACGGTTTTCTCGTTCTTACAGTAGATTTCTTTTTCATGTTGGCCTCGCTGAAATTAATAATATCGGGTGGGAACTTAATCCCACCCGATCGGTCGTGAGTTCACTATTATGTTAAGGTGATCTTAAGATCGCCCGAAGCGAACTTACAGGTTTCACCCTTCTCGATGGTCTTCGACGTGGTAAGAGCCCCATGAGCAAGCATGTTACCAGCACCGACAGCCGCGGTATCGAAGAGAGCGAAGTGAGTGACCCTTCCCCATCCGGCGGTATTCGTACACTCGACGAAGGAAATTTCCTCCGAATTGACGATTGAACCAGAAGCTGCCGCTTTCCAGTCCGAAGCTGCGATGGACTTCCGTGCATAGTTCGTAGCGGAAACTTCGTTGCAGCTTGAACCAATTCCCGCATCTGTTGGATCTGCCGTACACAGTCCCACTGCGACGACGGCTGGCATTGTGTAAGAAGTCTTACCAGCCATGTGATCCAGGAGTTTCAACTCCAAGTAATCACTGAAACTTCCCATAATTTACCCTTTCATCAATAAACGTTTATTGGGATCCGATAAGCCACGAGCTTATCACTAAGTTGTTTTTAAGAATGCGAACCCAATATCAGGATTCAAATTTGTTATGTTCGATAATTCATCAGTCGCAGCATAAGCATCAAAAACCTTCCAAGTATCACTTCCTAAAGTGAATTCATCCCCTGAATTATGATTATTAGTATTTATAATTCTAACTCCTTCAGGATAACCCATGTAAGCATATCGAAGATTCTCACGCTTACTAAATACGTAAACAGGAGCTAAAATAGAAGCTCCATTGAAATGATTTGGACTACGACTAAAAACAAGATTATTGAAATTCACTATGAAAATAGTTTCATCTTTCGCATAAGGGGATTGTCCTCCTAAATGAATATAGAAGCTATGTTCACTATCATCAGGAGTAACATTATCTTCTTTCCCACAGTGACGCCATCCAGCATCGCTTTCTATATTCAAATACAATCCAAAATTCTGAGGATATGTAGTGATAAGATTAGCAAAGAAAGCTGACTTAGAAGGAGGTCTTTCATTATATCCATAGTAAATAGCAGCATAGCTCGGTTGATAAGAATTTATGGAAGCAGCATAATATTGACCTCCAGTATAAGTACAAGACTTCGTTAAACATCCAAATCCTAAATAAGCATATCGACCAGCGTCAATTTCTGCAACGACAACGACAGAATCACCATTTTGAAATATGAAGTAACTCCAAGAACCAGAAGATGGAACTTCAGTTATACAAGCTCCTATTGCATCTGTCCCAGTTCCAGAATTTGGATATCCTGGTTGTTTATCCCAATTAGCTTCAGCACTATATCCAGTAGAACCATTTATTCCAATTCCTCTTATTTCTGAGTAATATCGAGTCTTACCTCCATAATATAATTTAGACGTAGTAGCAACATGTTCACTAAAAATTATTCCGGATGTTACTGCTTTTAAGTTAAAATACATCACCGTCCCATCACCGGCAGTCTTTTGAACATGAAGACGCTTCGCTCCAGTATAATCTAAACCAGCGTAAGACTGGTATCCAGAAGCATCAGCTACAAAGGAATTGATAGTCCATCCATTTGTATTTAAGAAATCTCTTATCTTAGATAAGAGATCATGCATATCTGAATAAGTACCAGTTTCGTAGCTCATCACTCACCCTCCAACTTACGAAGTTTATCTTTCAAAATTCTTATTCTTTTCTTCAGAGGATGACAACTCTTATGACCAACTGCATATTTGTTTCCAAAATTTCTTTTCTTAATCACTTCACTGACTTTTTTTCTCCCATCTTCAGACATCGTATGTCCTTGAGCATTCTTATTTCCTACACCTGCTCCTTCCCCGCCATGAGTTAGATTATAACCATTAGGAGCTACAGAATTGAAATTTCGTATTTCTTCTATCTCAATTCGTTTCGCTTCATCTTCATTTTCACAACTGTGAAGAATACTAACTTTCCAATCATCATATTTATATAGAGCCTTGCAAACAGTTGATCCAGAACGTAGATGTTCTTCCATTCTTTGTTTTAAATTACACGTCTGCCCAACATAATATTTTCTACTTGTTGGAAACCAAATTAAATAGATAAATATTTTCATATTTCTACTCTAACTTGAGTGCCCAGAAATCCTTTGCTCCGATACGAAAACAATTCTGGAAAATCTTATAAGTTCCTCCTCCGTAAGTAATATCATCTTCCGAATACATTCCGTTTCCAAACACCGCAAAACACCCTTGAAATTCTCCGAATATATTATTA